TTTTCAATATCAACATATCCCGTTACCATGAATGACGGATTTGTTGAATTCTTTTCTACTCCATTATCGTCAAGATACTTGCCTGTAGCTATAGCCAAATCATCTGAGCTAGCAACTGCATAATACCATGTTTTTATTGAATTAACGCATCTGTCTACTTCTGCACTTAATTGGCGACTTAAGTCATTCAGCGCTGCGCCCGCTGTGCCGCTCTGATAGGTTGCGGTTTCGTCATATGCGATGTCACCAGAGTCCAGGACAACCGCACCAGTCTTACCAGCAACAGAAGTAACAGCACCGTTCGTAACTGTGAACGTAGTGGTCTGACCATTGGTGTAAGTGATAGTGTAGGTGTCTACGTTTCCGCTTGTTCCAGTCTTCGTGATGGACTGGATTCCGTTGCCAGTCGCGCCAGTATCACCCTTGTCACCTTTCGCACCATTTGTTACGGTGAACGTGGTAGATGTACCATCCGTATAGGTAACTGTGTATGTATCTACAAGGCCAGACGTTCCAGTCTTAGTGATGCTTGCTATTCCGTTTCCAGCATCACCTTTCTCGCCAGTATCTCCTTTATCACCCTTCTGACCTTCAGCATGGACTCCAGTGTCAACATACTGACCGTCATTCCAAATATACCAGTAACCGTCCTGAATAATCGGAGCGTGTGTAACAACAGCTTCTGCTTTTCCTGCGGCTTCCTCTGCTTTTTCTTTAGCTGTTACCGCATCGTCTTTCGCATTCTTTGCCTCAGTAGCACTCTGCGCAGCTTCCTGTGCGTTCTGCTCCGTTTCTACACCAAGGCCAGTAAGATGTTCAACCCAGTTCTCATAACCGTCAGGCGGTTCTTCTGTAGTCTGGAGGATGTCTCTCATTACCACCAGAGGATAGATGATGGTCTTTGCGAGGCCTTCATCAACATACCACATCAGCTCGCACTCACCAGCACCGGGATAGTAGGTATCAACATCGGATACCACCCAAGTGAGTGTGTTGTCTTCCTGAGACACAATCGCGGGATATGCGCTGGTATCCTGGGAGCGTTTTACCATGAGAGCCGCAGTACCAGCACCGTAGTTATCCACGAGGTAGCTCAAGTCAAACGTGACTTCCTGTGTGTTGTAAGTTCCACGCCTGCCAAGAACGATTGTTTCTGGTATACAATTGTTCACGGTCACATTTCGTATTACCATATGATTTTTCCTCCCTTCTTTATCGTTCAATCAGTGGGAAGGTGATGTTGTCCCAATATTCTGCCCCACCGATTTCGTCTGGTTGCTTTTTGAGGAATTGCGCTCCGTTGTTGTTTGAATACATAACTTTTGTCACAATTCCTTCCATCGGATCATCATACATTACAGTAACAAACTCTGGATAAATCAGATTGAGAAGTGTACGAACTTGTTCAAGTGTAAGTGGAGTACAAGTGATATCCAATCGAATCTTAGTTGCGACTCTATCTCTTATCATGAGTCCAGAGAGTGTCCTTCCGGCATTCGGCCCATCGATGTCGTTCCGTTTCCACTGTACTCCCTGGTAGGCAATAAGCGGAGTAATGTTTGTACCATTAATTGATATTCCAGTTTCAATAAGCATTCGTTTTCACCGCCTCAATAATAGATGACAACACATCCGTCACCGCCGTCTCCACCACGTCCACCAAGACCACCAAGGCCTCCAGAATACGAATAAACTTTATCCTCTACCGGGTCTAATCTGTCTTCGTATGCACCGCCGGAGCCTCCACCGCCGCCTCCGCAGCCTCCCATTCCACCATATCCAAAGTATGTTGGATTGTAGAGGTTTGGTTTCGGCGGTTTATATACTGCATTCGATCCGTCTCCACCGATCATGTAAAAGTATTGCCTGTAATTTTGCGAATACACTCTACCAGGCCAAGCACCTGTAACATCATAAGAATGCCCGCCAAATCCACCGCTAACATACTGAATCGCTTTCGCTCCAGTTCCAGTTGTTCCCCAATAATCAAAACCAGATGTTCGTGACGGTGCGCTAAATCCGGTCATTATGTTGTAAACACTAGATGCGTATTCTGGAGTTACGTTTTTTTGATTATCTATTGTAAAAGCGTTTCCATCTCCACCCTTGCCGCTTCTCTCATTCCACTTTGGCATATTCCCTGCATACACATCACCGTTAAGAATATTTGTATATCCTATTTCACTTGATTTTCCAGATGCGGAAGAATAAGTTCCAAATGTGGTATTTTCACCGTCAGAACCAACGTTATAAACCCTAGTATCGCTACAATAATCAGCACCAGCACCACCAGCACCGCAACTATACTCATAAGAGCTTTCAGGATTTATAATTTCCTGGGTAAAAACTTTTCCATTAGCACCATTCGCTCCATACATTCCACCGCGAGCTTGTGTCGCTGTGTTAAAGTACTTTCCAATAGATTCGCCATCTTCACCAGCTAACCCACTTGCTCCACCGTTTCCTCCACCAATCAAAACTACATAGATTCTTGGAGATTCTTTGTTGAACACCTCATCAGGTACTATCCACGTTCCAATACCAGTGAGAATAACAAAGTTGTTGTAAGTGTTTCCAATATCAACAGGCTCAAATCCAGATACAAACTGGCAATTAAGTTTTGTTACTGCCGAAGGTGCTAAGTTGTATGACGATAAATACGCAGTTACAAGATCTTCAAACGGAGTTTTGAATCTATACTTATTACCGCACTTTTCACCATTGGCAAGAATCGAATTCTTGATGGTCTTTGTATTTGAATTGTAATATGCAAGCATCTTTTTCATCACGTTGTTGGAATTTAACATTGTGATGAGCGTGTCATTGGTAACAGATACATCACCACCGTCAAGGCGATCTCCGATTGTTTGTGAAATTACTTTCCTGTTTTGTTGGTAGACTCTTGAGGTAATAATTCCGCTGCCTTTTACAAACGCAGCATTCGCATTATAGCTTTCAATTACGATCCCGCCGCTTGCGGTTGGTGTGCCGTAGATCGGGGCGTTTTTAAACTCAATAATATAGGTGAGATCTGGGTCTACACTTTCCTCTGCGTTGTTGAAGACCTCGGTAGGTGTCGCGGTAGCGTTGTACGAGTACTCTGTCAGGAGAATATGCAGCGGTTTCTTTACGTCCTCAACACTTCCGGTGTTGTATATGTTGTCCGTGCTGATCTCCCCGGCAACCTCACTGACAAGCTTGCCGATAATGATACCGCCATCTTCCGACTTCAGCAGATTGAGGTTCATCGCAAACAATATTCTGTGCAACGCTTCTCTCTTGCTGCAAATCGGAATCCATCCGCTCATGTTCAAAAGCTCCGCACCGTCGTTCCAGATGATTTTATCAGTTAATTGGTAGATGAAATTTGAAACCACAAATGACGGATCCCATGTAAATTCGTATTGTGCATAATAATCAGGATTTAGACCGGAACTAAGTGGCACTCGTCCTTCAATGGTTGCATAACTTTCAACGTAATCACCGTCTACTTGATAATCGGACGCTTCTGCAACATAACCGGATATTAAGTCAGCAAAATAACTCTTATCATTTAGCGTGTTGTAAAACGGTTTGGCACACGACAGCACCTCTACTCCATCAAGGAATATAACATCGTTGCCATCTCTGATGGATGGTTTTGAAAAAATGTTTGTATCAATGTTAAACCATGTAATCTCTTTTATATGGAATTGAGCATCACTCAGCAAATTATAAACAGTAAAATCAGTGTTATATCTTTTTTGCGCTCGGCCAACAAATGGGGCAAAGTAGAACATTTCCGCACTGGTGTTTCTAGTGATACGAAATACCTGATAATCACCATCGTTGATCTTATACGCAGCCCCCATCAGGTTAGGCATGTACCAGATAGTAATCTCATCGCCCAAATTAAAATCAAACGTAAATTCATTTGCTCCATTAATTCCATACGAAAAAAAAACGGAATATAAATCTTGATATTTACCAACCTCAATTTCTACTTCATATGAATCTCCACCGGAAGTGTTCTTAACATCAAAACTGAAAATCCGTTCACTTGTAGTTGTGTTAAGCAAGTCTAAAACAGAAAACACAATTTTCATTGACGTATTCTGGTTCAACGTATGCGCGGTCAAGTCATCAGTCAGAGCTACACTATTGAATCTTGTGAGTCCAGATTTTGTTCTGTTGCTCTCGACTTGAATAAACGCATTGTTTGGGTTGATCCCGTCCGTTAGCAGGATGCTTCCAACAACATCCTTAACATTCTGGTTTACATACATCCCACCATAGAATGTTTCGTAGTCCAGGAGTCCCACAAGACTAACAGCACTAATATCATAATAATTTGTCCCAAACCTTCTAATCGATTTGAAAAAGAACGTGCCAACGATATTAGAACCGGCATAATAATATATCGGTGTGGCGTATGGAATATTTCTCAACAATTCACTGGCATCATCGTAGTTAACAGAGAATTCCAAGGTATCAATCTTCAGTTCATCCTCAAGCACCGCACTCGACACATTGACATTGAGACTAAGTAAGCTCTCGTTGTCAAAATAAAAGGACGGATCTGAGACAGACCCTATATAAATATAATTTAGTGCTGCCATAACCGTCACCGTCCTTACAATGCATTATTCACAAGTGTTACGCCATGTTCTCTTTCAACCGCCCTGATATCATCATACACAGCGCGAATGAATTCTCTGCCGTTCACACTAAAGCTCGTTACTGTCTGCCTGTTGCCACCGGAAGAACCGCCCATAGCACCAGCAACAGCACGATAAACACCACCCTCAATAGCTGCAACAATATCGGTATTGTTTGCTACCGCAGTACGTCCACCGATTGTTCCAACCATTTCCGGGCCAGATTCCCTAGCAACAAAAATCTCGCCAGTCTGCGGATATCCACCCTCTGCATAAAAACCATAACTGTAATCAGCAGAGAAATCATACTGGAAGCTATTTGCTCTATCGATTGCCCTACTAATTGCGCTCATGGCTTCCCGACACTTGCTTATTACGCTGTCTAGAGCAGACTTTATCGAATTCATAGCGGAGTTAATATTAGATCTAGCTTCACTCGCTATACTCTTGATATTGCTCCAAGCACCTCTCCATGCAGATGTGAATTCTCCGGTAATATTGTTTTTAAGATCTCTAAACTTGGCAATAAGTTCAGATACACCACGGTTTATATCTTCCTTGAACTCATTCCATTTTTGCTCAAAACCATTCAAGTATCCCTGGGCAGTGTCTGTACCAAGTCCAGCCATTACTGTAGAGGGTGAATGAATCCCAAGCAAGCTCTTAAATCCATTGATAAACGGGTCAACGATTATGTCTTTTATCCAGTTAAAAATACCGGAAAACACACTCTTTAGACCGTTTTCAAAACCTTCCGCAAGGTCTTCAAGAGAATGCGTACAAACATACTCTTTGATAGTGTTAAACGCATTTTCAATGAACCCATAAATGAGCATGACAGTCGCACCAAACGCTTCGCCAAGAAGTTGCCAGGTGAGAGACGTTATTGAGGAAAAGTCAATGTTCTTAATAAACTCAATTATCGATTCAATTAAACTTTGTCCAACATTTTCCCAGTTTATTTCTTTTATCCACTCTGTAAGTTCTTGCAAAGCACCAACAAAGAAATCGCTGATTGTTTTTGCTATCTTTCCCCAGTCCAAACCACCAAGAAGACTTGCGAAGAATTCAATTGCTGCTGTGAACACTCTTACAAGAGTAGCACCCCAAATCTTACCATCAATCTGGCCTAAAGCGCCGTTAATAAAACTTGCTATTCCACTACCGATCCCTGCAAAATCAATGGTCTTAAGCATGTAATACAATGTACTAATCGCACCATTAAGACCATAACCAAGTTTCTGACCCCATTGACTCCACTGCTCTTCTGTCGGGAGAATAGAGTTAATAGCGTTACCTAGCATCTCCCCAAGACCTTTCCAGTCTCCGTTTGCAATGAAATCTTTTATTTTGTCAATAAAATCTTTGAACTTGCCCTCAATCGGCGTGACCTCAAACATATCTGCCGGACTTATACCGGTACTGCCAGAACCAGAATCAGTATCGCTTGGAGCTTCAAGCCTGTTAATTTCGTCAAAACCCATCAACTGGTTTTTCCACTCTTTAGCCGCTTTCGCGCCTTTTGATGTATCTTCAGCGAACTTCGCGTTTACATTCTTTGCTTTAAGATACGTTCCACCAGTAAGTGCGGCAAATAGCTGAGTTACTGCATCGGCAGCCCTTGTAACCAAATCAATAAGTTTCAGAAGCAACGGTGTAAGTGCCGTGAGAAGAGAACCAAATGCTGCTCCAAGCTGATTTTTCATCTTCATAGACGCTGAAGATAGTTTATCTAGCGCAACAGCTATTCGACCATCTACTGCATCCCCAAGCCCAGCACTAAATGCATAAGCATTCTGAAGACCCTCATGCATTGCATCAGTAACAGCTTTAATCGCCGCTCTAATAGCACGATAAAATGCTATTCGTCCAAGAGACTTAAAGATCTTGGAAACATTAGGAAATGCGCTTCTTGCAGCACTGCCCAATTTGCCAAATGCTTTTCCAACCAAGCCAATGCCACCAGCGGCTTTAGACGTTGCATTAGTTATCGTGGAAAACATTTTGCTAAAGAAACCTTTGCTACGTTCTGTAGAAGCATTTATTTTATCCTGTTCTTTAGCAACCGCTTCATACGCGCTGATTACTTCGCCTCTCGCTCGAAAAGCACCGGAAAAATCTCCTCCGCTGATAGTGTATTCTAATTTATTCCTCTTTTCATACAGCTTTCGTTGCAGCACTTCCAACTTACTGGCATTTCTGATAGCATTTGCCGCAGACTCTGTAATATCTTTTGCTGGAAGTTTATTAGACGGAGATTTTACTTGAATTTTAGAAGATGCTTTAGCAATATTCCCAAGCGCACTAGCAAGATCTTCCAGCTTCGGTATTGTTGTACCAGCAAGAATTCTATTTAAACGAAGCAACGCATTAGCAAGCTTGTCAATTTCATTCGTTGCTCCGCTCGCTTTGTGCTTTACCTCTATTTCCAGCGTTTCCATTGCTTCTGCCATCATCTACCACCTCCTTCTTCGGAGATTTAGCCTCAGACCTTTTCTTCCTGGCATTCTGAGCCGCCACCATCTGTTCCATAGCTTTTTGCGTTTTGAGCATTTGTTCACGCTCTCTGCGCTTCTTTTCTCTTTGAGTAAGCGGGAAGATGTCTAAAGGCTTTTCAATATAGTTCTCACGATTCTGACCGCACTTGCGAAGAACGTTCTGAAGAGCAACAGCGAGTGCATCATAAAAATACAGCCCGGTCAACCATGCAATCTCGTTGTCAAGCTCTCTCTTTATCTTAAACGCTTTCCGATAGGTGAGAACCAAATAAGGAGATCCGTCCCAAAACTGCTCATAGCTCATGCCCATTGCGAGATATTGTGGACAAATCTCCTCGAAAACTTCAGTGTATGTAGACGGTTTTTCTTCGTCTTCCTCAGGAAAGTTTAGAACGTCACCGTCATTTTGCGAGGGTTTGCGACAGTTCCCTCATCTTCGGTTGCGATCAGAGTATTGAACGGTTCCGCATACAGTTCAGCCAGGTAGGCAAGCTCATCATCACTCAGGCCGCCAAGACCGTCGAAGAGGATCTTATCCGTAGCTTCCTGTTTGATGCCGTTGTGCTTCGCCTGGAACGCACCCCAGAACAGCAACGGGATCATCGTCATACTCTTGGAGGAAATCAGGTTGATATCCAGACCGGCTGCCTCGCACTTCTTCACACTGCGTCTTGTAAACATCAGTGTGTACTCGTGGTGAGTTTCCGGGTCAGTGATAATCATCGGCTTCATCGGGTCTTTCTTGGTATTGCTCATCTCATTCTCTCCTTAAAATATGAAAGATATGGGGCAGTGTTGCGCTGCCCCTATTAATTACGCCGAAGCAACGGACGCAGACGCATACTCATAGTCTCCGGTCGGCATAATATTGGCATTGTTCTCCAGAACGCTGTCAACTTCAGCACCACCAAAACCAAGAGCAAGCGGCTCTCCGGGGAAATAAAAGCTGTCCATACCAGCATCTTCGTTGTATGCAAATTCAAACCACATCTGGTTTCCTTCGGTCAGCGCAGCATAGGCAGCAACGCAAGCATTCCATGCAGTGCGGAACTCAGGATAATCATTGACCGTGATAGCGACGGTTCCACCACTATCACTCAGGCCGGGAATGTAGGTATGGTTCTTTTTAGCAGACAGCGGAGTAGACTGAAGAGCATTCGGCTCGTTGAAGAGCGCAGGAAGTACCTTGCAGCCAGGAATGACCGTGTATCCAGTAGTAGGGCGAGTCGCACCGGTCGCGTATTTTACGTTCATACCGGCAGTAGATACAGCATTTGCCATAGTTACGATCTCCTTCTTTAATCAGATTTCGGCATGGAATCTCCACCGCCGATTGTTCTACGAAATCTCGCAATTACCGTAAAAGTTTCGACATCATCCACGGATGTCTCGGATAGCTCTCTGTAATAGAGCTTATTAAACGCATCCTTCGCAGTTCCCAGTATGGAATACGCTTCGGATGCCGCAGTTCCCTTCTTGTTGCTGATCACCTGAATCTCAAACGAGCTTTGCCATTGAACATCCTCGTAATCCAACTGCATGTTATCCAAAGGACGATAATACTCAATCTCATGGATATAGCAGCTTGGATAAGAGGATGGAACAGGGATTCGTCTGCTGGAACATCTCGCATTGGAGTGTGCAGCAGTGATTGCTTTGGAGACGTAATCGTAGACAGCGTTTCTTGTTACCTGGCTCATCCGAATACCTCCTTTGCAATCTTTTCAACATTTCGCTCAATTTCTCGCGCCGCATAATACATCGGCATCTGTGGCTGGATTTCAGTGTACTTTTTCTTATGATGATGCCAGCTACCGTACTTGACATACTCCTGTGTGTTCTTCTTGGAAAACGATCCAGAAGAAGTATCAACTGGAGCAGTTGCTTTGTCAGGATGATTCCCAGCAGCATCGCCAGCACCAAACTCGATGAAGTACACATCTTTGCCTTGAGCGATTATTTTGAACCCAGTCTCAGTTGGTTCTACCCAGGTATCCGGGGCTTTGTTGCCCTCCACCGCTCCCATCTCAAAGCGTACCCTGGCAGTATCCAGCCCGATTGCGGCTAGTCGAAGCATCAACTCTTCTGACTTTTTTTCCGCAAACTTCTTATACGTTTCCAAGATCTTCACGGCATCTCGGATGGAACCAGGATCCATTTCGACGATTACTTTTCTATTCGCCATCGGACACATCCACCTCTCTCAGGGCAATGATGCGCCCGTTGATCGTGGTTGCAACTCCTGTGCAAATGTAGTTATAATCATCTGCATTCTCACCCGGTTCCTTCCCGAACCAGAATACCGTTGTGTCATTAAAAGGTGTCGTAAGATCCTCTGTGATCGCAGATCGAGTGAACGGATTGTCCATTCCGAAGAACTGCGCTGCCGCTGTGCCTCTCCCACCAGAGACATTCATCTGAACCTCAACAGGATCAGAATAGCTTGCAGTGTGTTCACCGGTCTTGTGTCCATTCTCATCAACAGCTTCTGTCTCTCCTTGGTACAACGCATACCAGATGCTCTGACGGTTCCGTTTCAGCGTTCTCACGATATCGCACCCACTCTCACATAAGGAAGCACATTGTCGTGAATATATTGCAGCATATCTCCGTATTTGAACACACGGGAGATGCCGTTTTCGGAATGCGAACTCTGCCCTTCAGCACCGGCATGCGTGTACCCAGCGACAACCGCATAGATCTGTTTGATCTCTTCCAGAGTAGGCACGGACACAACGTGGTCAGGGACTCCACCGATAAGATGGTATTTCCAATTGAGGATCTCATTCGCGGCAAGCGTGAGATAGGTTTTCAGCGTTTCATCGCTCGGAATAGCACCATCACTATCACCAAGAAGCACCTTTACAGTATTCAATTTCTCAGCGTCAGTCATAATACCACTCCAATCTTAATGGTGATGGGGAGGGGAATTGTTAAGCCCTCCCCTATGCATTAATTAGGCAGACACAGAGGTCGGAGCGTTGAGGTAGATGCCGTTCTTCTTCTGGTTCTTGACCCAGGCTCCGTGATACTGACGGAAGTCCCAAGCCCAACCCTGACTTTGCTGCCAGACATCGGGACTGAAGATGCGCGGCTCAGTGAAACAGTTGGCCTGCATGATAGCAGACGGGTGAATGATCATGAAGTTAATGGTCTGACCAGTCACAGTGTAGCCACCAGCATCATCATGAGCAGTGGGATTGGCAAGCGTCACAGCAGTGTTGAATCTGCGAGAAGGAACAGGGATAACGCGCATGTTATCATACATCTCGACATTATAGTCGATGCCGTTCTCACCGTTCATGGTGTAGCGGGTGATACCACCCTTGAGGAATTTGTACATAGTCGGATTCATGAAGAGGAGGCGGCCCTCATACGGAACCTCGGCATCGTCCAGTTTCTCAGTGCCAAGATCGATAGCTGCAACAGCAGCTGCGCCGGTAGAAATGGTTTCGTTATCTGTCATACCAGCTGTAGCAGCACCAGCATAGGTGGAGAATCTGAGCGCGTCCGTCTCAGGAACAACCTTCGTGCGAATATACTCAGAACCCAGGGCCGGGAACACCATGCCCATCGCTTCCTCATTGTCCATCCGGTCAACAACAAACTGCCGACCACGATCCCACTGAGGAGCATAGGCCCTCCACTGAGAGGTCGCATCGCCGCGAACGAAACCATCGTTACGAGAATAGTTGGCATTGCCAACCATATCAATCTCAAACAGATGGAATGTGTGAGTCTGAGAATCGTAATAAACACGATCCTGCGCGGTGTCTAGAATTGCAGACTTGGATTCTGCCTGATAGATCTCATCCAGAATAGGAAGATAGCTGGACGCAAGACCAATGCTGTTGGTCACAGGGGGCTGTACAGTAGTTGCCATTGTTTAGTTCTCCTTTACTTAATTTTGATTGGTGGAAGTCCCCAAGCCGCGCGCATTTTGTTCTGCGCTTCGACTTCAGCGACTTTCGAAGTCGGAGGCGATCCAGTGGTGATGGTAGGCTGCTTGTTGAGAGCCGCCGCCTCAATTTCCTTCTGTTTCGCTTCCAAAAATGCTTGCTGACAGGCGAAGATCTCAGACGTATTGCCATCTGCCATCGCTTCAGCAGCCTTTTGCGCAAGATCTGCGCTATAACCTAGAGCGAGACACTGAGCGACATATCCGCTCACCGACTTGTCTCTGCGAAGGGATTTAAGCTCTTCTTCGACAGCTTTTTCTCTCTCCGCTCTCTCTGCCTCGGCTCTCTCTGCTTCGGTCTGCTTCTCGCGAAACTGCCGTTTCCATTCTGCGGCCTGAGAGTTTGCCTTACTGAGAGATTCCTTGAGGTTCTTGACCTCTTCGCTATTATCTTTCGGAGTAGGAACATCGAATTCATACCCTTCCAGAGCTTTCAGTTTGTCCTCTGCGGACATGTTCTCGTACCCATCGATTTTCGTTACATCGATCTTCATGTCTCATTCTCCTTTGCGTTTTTTAAGGTGCGTCCCTGCACCATGTTTTCCGTTTTAAGGTCTTGTCATGACCGTGGTCGCGTTTGATAACCCAGTTCACTCTGGGATTTTATCTATAAGTTAGATAACACAAACAATTAACATCCTCTTCCGCGATTCCCCATTGCCCAGGGAACTGTGTCTTACCACCGCGAAAGGAATAAAACTCTCCATCAATCGGAGCAGACACACCGTTGAGATAGCGATGTGTGTCTCTGCTGGTATCCAGCATCAAACAGTGCCAGACCTTCTGTGTAGCACCAGCAGCAACAGCGGTCTTGTACGCCGCCTCGTTGGAGTCCCGGTGAGATTCCGTCTCAGCAATTCGAATGATGTCTCCAATTGTGCCGTTATTTTCGGCGTATTCGTGGACTCTTTCACGCCAAGTCTTCCCGGCAATCTCTTTATCCACCATATCAAGAACATCATCTGCCGAAAGCATTACGTCAGAACCAAGAGAATTGTTTACATCATCCACACCATTGGCACACGCTAAGAGAAAGAGATCTAGCATTTCGTCTATGATGTCTTCCTCGTCCTGTTTTGACCGAATGTGTCCAGAATCATCGAAATGGATAGGCAACTGTTCTTTGAACGCATTCAGTTCATCGAACGGCATTATGGTCATCGGAAATCACTCCAATATATCTACAAGCCCAAGGTCTTCTAAATGGATTGCGCGTTTCATGGAAACTGTGAACCGCTCCCCGTACTCAGTCATTCGATTCATCACAACGTCGAAATAAATCTTCTTGACTTTCACCGTAACTTCATTTGGAAGCTCAAACTCAGCAGCACCTGGAGAAAGCACTTCTTCGTAATGGGACTCCCTCGGAGTGTACTTGAACTTGCGAATACCTTTATATATTTCCTCAATCGGAATCTCGCTCATATCCATAGGAAGGATGAAGCCGGTCTTACCATGCTGTACACCATTTTCCTCTGCCACAGGAAGTGCGGTGCAAATGACAGGAGTGCCAACAGACAGAGCTTCGACAATGGAATAAGAATATCCCTCGGTATCAGACAACTGAACCAGATAGTCCGCTTTTGCGATGAAGTCCAGAATGTCCAGTCTCGGAGGAAGAACAACAACGCTCTTATTCTGGAACTTAACATTACTGTCCGTGTACACATCCCAATGGAAAGGTATGCCAGCAGCGTCGAGCGCGTTCGCAAACGCAACCATCCGGTCGAATCCCTTTTCCTTGGTAAGTCTAGTCGCGGAAATTAAATTCAACACTTTGCGCGTTTTCTTCACCGTATATGGGTTATACATTGTCACAATGTCTTTTGCCCACTCGAAGTGTTCCCTGATACCATTTGTAGTGTTGTCCGACACACCGAACCTCTTGGTGATTCTCTCATCGAAAGATGGGTTAAGATGACGGCACACATAATCCGCATGGAACGTCTGGATGATCTCTTTGGCTTCAACATTCTGGAGGATTTCATGCCCATACCCGAAGATGAACGTGTCGCACACAATCTTGTCACCGGTTCGATACTTGATAATGCGGCATGTTTCAGCAATCTTATCGACCATGTTGGGATCACCGTTGAGATAGAACACTGTCAGATCATAGTCCTTGCCGTACTTCAGACCCATCTCATAGCAGTAAGTCTCAATCCCACCTACGCAGTTAAGTCCAGGGAAGTACAGCACGTTCTTTAAGTGGTATGTTCTCATTCTCCGATTATCCCCCTTGCTCGAAGGTTGACCAAACTTCCCTCACGGGGAAAGTTGTACATGTACGCAATCTCTCTGGAATAGACGATGGTAGGATTCCGTTCCAACATCTCTTCTGCGTAATACCAGTCCGCTGCCGCTTTCATCTGCTCGTTGAACTTCAAACCTTCAACAAAGCTCTTCCGTATCATCCGCACAGCTTGAGCGCAGTGGATTCTGTTTGTATCTTCGGTTACTGCCCATACCGTACCGTCATTAACTCGCATGTCCATACACAGAACATCCATGTCACCAAGTCGGTCAATCAGACGGTTGTAAGCAGATGTATCGACATAATCATCGCTGTTATGCTGATGGAAGTATTCACCGTGCGCGTCTTCCAGCAGACGGTTCATTGTGTAATAAAGCCCGTGATTCTCTCCATTGAAGAAAACGGTAATCGGAAGATCTGGATGCTCTTCTTTGTACCTCTGTACCGCTGCCAGAGTCCCGTCTGTCGAACCATCATCCCTGATAAGCACCTCAATGTCATCTCGCCTGGGAAGATGATCCATAGCTTTGATGACAAGTACCTCTTGGTTATAAACAGGAATCAGTATCGACAGCTTAATCAATCAAGCAGCACCACCCGTCTCATTCTCTCCGTTATCGGCATCGTCCTCGATGATCTCAGCCTCACCCTTGGAAGCATTCTCTTCATCGTTAAGATTACCGTCCGCTTCAGCCTGTTTCTCTTCCTCGGCCTTGGCATCAGGATCTCCCCAGACCATCTTCAGCCACTTCTCAGACATCTTCATGTCCTTAACCGGGTCATTGGAGATACCGGACTTTGCCGCAGCCAGTTCAGGATGCATACCAGCAGCAAGCAGTGTATTGAACGCCTGGGCTTTGCTCTGCACGTTCGCAGTCTCGTTGGAGACAATCTCAAGCTCAAAGTCATTAACGTCGATATCAAGAAGATTCTTGCGGCTCAAGATCTCCACAACAATCTCATCAAACTGACGATTGGACTTCTTAAAAAGGTCGATAGTGTTTCGCTTTGCGCAGTCCGCTTGATACCATCCAAAGTTCGCCAGCACCGCAGCACCCGTGGTGTCATAAGTGGTGGATCCATTGGATCTACTCGGCATAGCGCAGATGCGGAGATACTGATCATACAGCCGATCAACCAAAACCTTGGTCTGAGTCTGGTCAAGCTGTTCAGACAGCACCTTGAAGTCTGCTTTATTTTCACCCACAGACCGGAGCGAAATCATACCAGCTTTCCGAATATCTGTAATGGTCGTATCCTCTGGGAACTCGCAGTTCACCGCAATTGCCAAGCTCTGGATAAACTGCTCGATGCCGTCACAGGCATTGGAAACAATGTTGTTAATCTCATCCAAAATAGGAATACCGGCTTCAAAGCACCCTTGGTTGATGGTGTTATACCGATACTCGATGATGGGAATCTTCCCAAGCACATTCGGTTCCACACTATCCAAGGAGTTTGCCGTAACCAGATAGTTATGGTTCTTCTCAGTGGTAATCATCTTGCCGACCACAGCACCAGAAAGATGGAACACATACCTCTCGGTGAAGACATCGAATTTCGCTTTCTCATCAACCGTAACGAAGTTCACACCCATAATGGGCTTGTTACCAGGCCTGAGAGAATACACAGCAAACGCACTGCGAGGATCGAGAGCATAGGCTTTGAATGGAACCTTGTCATCATCATTTGGTTCCACATAGCACACACCTTTGCCAACCGTATGGAACCAGTCAGCAATCGTGTTGTCCGCATCCTGTTTACCAGAGACATACAGAAACTCGTTCAGTTTCTTGAGCTTGCCCTGAACGCCTCTACGACGGGCCTGATAATAAGCAGCCTGGGTCAGAAAATACCCATTCTTGAAATCGACCGTCTCAGCAGCGTGATTCTCCTGCACCTTATTAAGGATGTCATCCCTGACCTCCTTCGTCCGGTTGAGAATCGGCTGAACGCCTCTGCGATACCAGTAAAGAAACTCTTCCTGAAGCATGTTCCCAACGTGATACACCAGTGCGGAGTTAAGCTCCTCCATCACGTTCTCTTCGGTGATCTCGTCGAAGGTAGAGAAAATATCCAACCGTCCGAACATATCATTCCTGATTACGGGGCTGGTAGTGCCGCTATTCACATTTTTGTTCTCACATGCCATAATCATGCCCCTTAAACGAAAATAGGACTAAGCTGTCGCGATCTCTGCAACAACTCAGTCCTAATTGACTCTTCTCACAGCCTAATTACTGCGAGGCTCGTTATTTTTCCTTGTAAACCATCCGTCTGCCGTTCTCGATCACGAGCCACTTCCCGTGTTCTTGCTTGACGATGGCCTCTTTGCCCGTGCGGACAATCGCCGCAATAGCATCCAGAACCTCTTTAGGCATATCTCGTTTTCCTTATCTATGAAGTATTTTCATATCTACATGAGATTTTATCATGTATCTTTGCGAAAGTCAATGGTTTTTACTGAAAAAAACGGTAAAAAACGGTTCAGAATGGCCTTTTCAGGATCATAGCAATGTTCGTCCGGTTCGTAAGCTGCCAATCGATGAAAAGACTGATGCAATCCGGTACGTCATCGTTCTTGTTCTTGCCCATCATGGTATAGGTGGTGAGTTGCGTCATGGCAGTCTGATACTCTTTCGTGCGCTTGCCCTCTGCCCTGAAAACGATATGAGACTTCGCAGTTCCGCTATTGGTCTGGATTCGCGCCTCTTTATTGCTCTGAGTCCACTTGGTGTTGATATGCGTCATGCCGCCAAGATCACGGACTCGCTTCTCCACATTCTGAGCGAATAGCATGCCGCCACGGTTGGATTCGATACGGCATTCACGCACCTTCCTATCAACCAAGAGCTGTGCCACACGCTCTTCCAGCACTTCGACCTTGCCATTATCGCAGATGACCGTGTCCATATAGAAGTCAGACCCATACTGATAGAAGATCGGACACACGCAGAAGTCAGATCCTTGTTCCTTTGTATCGCAGATCGCCAGGATGGTATCAGGATCCTTGTCAGGAAGCTCATAATAATACCGCAGTTCGTCAGGAGCATAGAGCAGACCTTCCCGCTCAATCGGTTCATTCATGAACAACGCTCTCCAAGATGCATCATCCATGATATCCCGCTGCTTATGGAGATCTTCCGTAGTGTAACCCAAACCATACGGATAGTTGAAATTGGACTCATCGTTCTCGTCAAGTGCAGGGCAAGTAATGAACCGGGCGTACTCATCCCCTGCATATTCCAACTCCAACCGGCCAAGGACATCATTAACAGACCAGCGAGTAGCTATGTGAAGCTCCTTGCACCTGTCACCGATCTTTCTCTGGCGAAGATCGGTATAATACTGCTGCCAGAGCTTATCCATGCGATCCCGGCTGAGAGCCGCCTCGATACCGTCAACCAAGTCATCGCAATACAGCAGATTCATCGCACGGACACGACCAGCGAGGGACGCACCCAGAGTGCCGAACTCCAAGGTCATGAACCGCTTCGATTCCTTCTTATTATGCCCGAAGTCTATCATGCGCATCCTCGCGCTTTGGTTGATCACTCGGACGCTCGGGAAAACGTCCTTCCACCGATACTCCCCAAGCGGATCCACAATTCTCAGCATTTCGCTGTACATACCATCCACAAATGGATAAGAGTGAGATCCAATGAGGTTGGATAACTCAGGATGAAGCCCACACTCCCACGCCAAGAAGAACTCAGCCAGAGTGGTCTTACCGGAACCAGGAGGCATCGAAATTCCCAACAGATACAGCTTCCCATCTTCTAGGTCTTGCAATGCCTCTGCCAGAGGAAGAAGCTGCTTTCTCCTCGGAATGTAAAACTTCTTCTCTGGTTCCCTGTCCTTCTCGATGTAAATACAAAAGCTGTCAAACACATACGGAGCATCAAACAGATGGCAACTATAATAAAGGTCAAGTGCCTCTTGCCCACCACCACGCTTGATCAGCGAATTTGCCGCACCTCTGATTCTCCGTGCGAGGGCATGGGACTTGGCAAAGTTGTCCGAATCCGGGACTACATCCGCTATCTGACCATCAATTCCCTTCTCCTCCACAGTGATGGAGTCCACCTTCTCCAATCCCTTGCACATCATCAACCCGTCTCTCAGGGATACAATATCCCCAAACCCAATACACTTCTCTACCAACCGCTCATACTCTTCAGCAGATCGTGCCATCTCTACGCTCCTTCCATGAAGTTTTCTAATACGCGGTCATTATACATGAATTTCTCTAATGTTTCAAGTTTTGACTCGCGCTTTTCTTCATCTGTGAGTGCCGTGGAGCGGCATTTAATCATTTTCGATCATTTATTTTTAGAATGAGTCCAAAATCGAGTTTTTGCCTATAGTTTGTCTATAGTTTGTCTTGTGGTCTGTCTTGTAGTAATTACTAGTACTTTTACCACTTTAAGACAAACAAGACAAATATTTTATAAAAGACTTGTGAGTATATAAAAAACATGCATTCATAATTTGTTAATATGTGTAGATAATATATAAGAAAAATCCGTCTTTTTTGTCTTATTGTCTTATAAAAGAGAGCCACCATCAAGTGATAGCTCTCTTTGTTGGAGTAAATATAGCCTCTTCAAGCGTCATTCCCATGTGTTCCATTCTGTATTTAACTGTTGGTGCAAGAACATCAAAGTACTTACATATTTGTGCTAGATTTCCAGTTACGCCTCTAATCATATTCAACTTTGAGGACTGTAAAGTCTCCAATAACATGGCCTATCCATTTTTGATGCTGTTCATCCATATAACGAAGATGCTTTTTAGAAAAATCATTAATTTCATGATCTTCATATTCTCCATTCCATAAAACTAACATTATTTTCCACCTCTCAGCATTAATTCTATCGCTCTCCTGATCGCTTCACCCTTTGTTATTCCCCATTTGATGCAATAATTAACAAGGCTTCCTTCCATATCCTCATCAAGCCGAATACTGTACTTAATGTACTTGGGCTTGTTTACTTTTGGTCTTCCTGTCTTTGGCATATTAACCACCTCCAGATCACATTATACTTTATGTGTGGCAAAAAGTCAAGTCAAGAGATTGCTGGGGAATGTAACCGGCGGCCCTGGCGTGTATACCTATTTCCCCCATAGGTTTGTATGTTTTCGAATTTGGTTCGCTTAATATCTATTTCGCGTACCATTTTAAGCGGAAAATCGTCAAAAATTCACAAGTGCATGCGTTTATTGATTGTTTTCATTGACTATTGAATATTAATGCATGGAAAAGCTAATAATATATAGGAACGCCCGGGCGCGTGTATGAATGTGTTTGGCGGTCGCTGTGAAGTGGTCACAGTTAATTTTTCAATTGTCAACCTCTTCTTCTCTTTCAAGGTTAACAATAGTTTCTTCCTGGTTTTTCCTGGTTAACAATTGGTTGGTATTGGTAGATGTTTTCGACGATGCAAGAAAGATCTGAAAAGCAGCAAGGGAAAAATCTAATTATGAAATCGGTTATGATCATAACAACAAAACAGAAAGACTCATTATTAATAATATAATTGTGGTTGTGGTTGTTCTTCTCTTTCTGTATTACTGTATTGATTCCGGTTTGGCTTGTGCGGTTGTGCGGTTGGTTGATTTGTTGTGCGGCGGCTGGATTATGGGAGACTGAAAACCACCTCTTTCTTTCAAAGCAGACGCGCGCAAGCGCGGAAAAGGGCGCGCGCAAGAAAAGCAGCCAGGCCACACAAGCGCATTATAAACATATTAAATTAATATGTTTTATGATCCATCGGAAATTATGAACTAACTGTTAATAAACAATGGTATTACCATTTTATGCTTGATTTAATGGTAATACCGTGTTATTATCATTTTGCAAGTGGTAATACCATTGAAAATTTGGCGGTCCGGCAAAGCCTATAAACCGGAAGAAAGGAAATATTATGAAAATCTTTAATGTAAACGGATATCAGGAAGAAACAGCAGATGTGAGTA